CAGCGTGATGATCTTTAGGATATATTTCCCATGAAACTAATCTTGGATATATCTCTAAATCAAATTTATACTTGCCCTCAACTTCAATTGTTTTTTTAATAATAGATTTACTAGGCATTGTTTTTTCTTTTTGTATCTTTCATCTTTTTAATTTCTAGATCACAATAGTGCTTGATCTTCTCAAGATCTTCTACACCATTTTTGTGTAAATATCTACAAACATATTTCACAACGTTGCCCTGAAAGAACGAAAGATTATTTTTAGAAATAAATTCGTAAGGTTGAATGTGAAAGTCCTTGTAATGAGATCCTCCAATTTGCCTGTCTTGAGGAAAAGCTTCCTCTAACATATTTTTATCCGTCATATTTTTCTCCTAAGTAGTTTTGTAATAATGGAAAAGGGTTTTTGTATTGTCCAGGTGGTTCAAACAAATATAATTGTTTTTTAGCTCTAGTAACACCTACATAACAAACCCTAACCTCTTCATCTTCGTCTTGTTGATTACCTTTCTTGTATGCACTTAATGAGTAACCCCATTCAACACCCAAAACTACTTTGTCAGCCTCCATTCCTTTTACTCCATGAATGCTTGATAATGTAATCTCAGTTGTTAAATTTTTATTTCTTTCCCAACAACCTTTTAAATAATCGTTGAAGTCTTCTTTATCTCTAAATATAGCTTTAGGTTTTTTAGCTGATCGAATTCTTGTAGTATCAAAGTAAAAAATTTCATGCCACATTTTTTCTAGAGAAGCGTTAAGATAAAACCTGTTCTTTAATTCTTCATATGAAAACATCTTGTCTGCTTCGTATAATTCTATTGGTGCTGTATCTTTTTTAGATAAAGCAGTTTTTTTTCTTTCAGAAATAAATTCTACATTCATTTGCTTAACCATTTTAATATAATCTGTGCCTTTAATTGAATGACCTTCTTGTAAAGTATGCCAAAACTCTATAACTTCTTTACAACCATCAGGAAAAGAACTTTTAAATTTACCCCTGTCATCCATGCTTTGTGATTTTTCTAGCCATATTAAATTATTTTGTTTTAAAAAATCAGCATAAGGTCTAAGAAGATTGTTAGCTCTTGCACAAAGAATTATTTGAGAGTTTTCGTTTAAATCTTCTACCTCATCTAAACCATTTATATAAGAAATTTGTCCCTCATCTTTTTGATCAGGGCCTATTCTTTTCTGACATGTAAATTCATTACCCAACCTATACTTTATGTCGTCTCTAATACTTAAAGCAAAGTCATATATTTTTCCTGGAAGCCTATAAGAGGTTTCTAAACGTACAACATTTTCTTTTTTACAAGGCCATTTTTGAAATATACGGACGTCAGATCCTTTCCATCCATATATAGCTTGATCATCATCTCCAACTAAAAATAACTCTTCAGTTTTTTGTGCTATCTTAGATATGACCTGCCATTCTAATTTTGAAAGATCTTGGACTTCATCAACTAACACTAGCTTATAAGATGGGAACTCCACTGTAGGGTATAAAGCTTTTAATAACATATCATCAAAATCAATAACACCTGTTTGGCTTTTAAATTTTTTAAGGTTGGTATAAAAATAAACTAACTGCGCTGTGTGTACATTTTTAAATTTATCGTTTTCACTTTCTTTAAAATAATCTACAATTTTATCTAAATCATCTTTGTATTTGTGTCTTTTATCAAAACCTATTTTATGATGCGCTTTGTTTATTATGTCATAATAAACAGCTAATTTTTTATCTTCTTTTTCAGTCCATGCCGCAGGTACGTCATCATCCCTGTCGTATTTTTCATCATCTAACATAACCCAAGTGTCAGGATCAGAAGCCATTCTTTTTTTAAAATCTTTTTTTACACTAGAATTTAAGATGTCATGTTTACCTATGTGATCTAAACAAAACTTATGTATTGTTTTAATTGATTCAGCCTGTTTCTCTGTCAATAAACCTTTTTTAACAACCCTAGCCTGCAGCTCTTGTGCTGTTGCCTTAGCAAAACCAATCAATAAAACTTGATCTAAGTTAATACCTCCTTTAATATAGTCAGCTAAAATCTCTAATATCTTAGTTGTTTTACCACAACCGGGACCACCTAATATTTTATATCTCTTTCTATAAAACCTATCTAACATTAAAACGGACTTTCTTTTTCTTGGTTAACATACTCAGGGACTTCTTGTTTTACTTCAGGTTCATTGTCAAACTGTTCCTTGTGTAAAACATACACCCATCGTTTAACACCTTCTTTGATATGAAATTTATCTCTTGTTATACCAGGAATTTTTTTTAACATCTGATGGGTAACGTCTGCAGTAATATTCCATTCATCAGCTTTTATATATTTAAAGAAGTCACTAAAAGTAAATTTAATTGAAGACTCATCTTCAAAAGGTCTACCTAACAATATTTTCTTTTTATCTTTAGTTACTCTAGTATTAAAACAAAAACTTTCTAAACTTGTTTTTAATCTAAACGTTGGTAAACTTTCTTCCGGTGCATCTATCTCTGTAGCTTTTTCTTGAAGTGCTCGTAATTGCATATCCCAATTTTTAATTTTAGGTGGTGTCTTACCTGTTTGTTCTGTTGCAGCTTCTCTCGCTAAATCTTGTTTAACTAACTCTTTTGATGATAGACCTACCTCTTCGCCATTAAAACCTAGATACCAAATTTTAGGGTTAGATGTTACGTAAGATAAAGGACCCAATACCAACTCACTACTTAGTGAACCGCTTATACCAAACTTTCTTTTAATACATTCTTCTTTGTTACAATAACTTTTTAACCAATCTTGATCACATCTATAGACATAATCTTTTTTCTCTCTAGAACCTATAACTCCACTTACCTCACTAAAACCCATACCTTTTCCTTTAGGTTCAAAGAATTGTTTATTGTATTCTAAAGTTTTATCTTTCCAATCTTCAGGGTATCTTTGTTTTACATACCTAGTCATATCTAATAAAACTTCGTTTCTTTGACTTTTAGGTACACCAAATTTTGCAAGTGCTTGCATACAAGGAGGACCATCTTGGAACCATTCTCCAGAGTCTCCTTCGTCTATGTTTGATTTTAATATTTTGAGTTGTTTGAGAGTGACTGTATTTCTTTCATAGTGTTCAAAGAACTCTTCCAGGGTGGCCCCAGAGCCATCCTCCTTTATCATATATCTTACAGTGTCCTTGTGGTTATGATACGGAAGATTAATCCAACTACCTGCTGAACCTTTTTCAAGATTCAAGTATTTTTGTACAGGAAATATTTTATCTGGTTTACAATCTCCAAATATATTTTTTATTGAATGTAATTTTTCTCTTAATAATAATGCAGGGACTTCTTCCGTTAAGAAAATGTAGACGTGTATACCACCGCTTTTAGATTTAAATGGTATTACCGGTACATTTAAACTTTTTATTTTTTTATATAATTCTTTAACGTCAGGTTTGTATTCATCTAGATCTATTGCACCCCAAGTACATTTACTGTCGCTTGTAATAGGACAAAGACCTAAACTATCTGCTTCTATAACTTTTGTTTTTGTTTTAACACTAAATTTATTTCCTTCTAAGTGTGCCTTCCACATTTCTTCTGTATGTGCGTAAGAAGATGTAAATGAAGTACCGGATTTCTTACCGTCACCATTGCTTTGATCAAGTACATGGTACCCAAATCTTTCTTCCAAACCTTTAAATATCTTTCTAAATTTTTCTACCATAATAAATATACAATTAATTTTCGTGGGCGTATCCACTCTCGCTTCGACGCCCACTACCTAGGATTCGATTAGTAAGGAGAGTTAGTCTTCTCTTCTGTACCGTGTTTAGCTTGCACCTCACCTTTACCAACAGACTCAGCAAAAGCTTTTGCTGTGCCGTAAAGGTCTGCATTTTCTACAGGACCAACTTTAGATACATCCCAACCAAACCACGTTCCTTTGTCATTAGACATCTGAGTTGTAGATAGTTTATAAATGTGGCTGTAAGTTGGCGGTGTAAATAAACCGTTCTTACCCTGCATCTTGATACCCATCATCATTGAGTTCCATTTTCTACTAACTTTAAGTTGAGTAGATTTCATAGATATCAACGCTGTTGATGGATTGTCTCCTACAGTCAATACAAAATGACTTGCAGTGTTATCAAGATAATTACCATTTGGTAATCTATCTTTGTAATCTTTACCTCTTGTGGTTTGATTAACAATATCACTGTCTGCGTCATGAATTGCAACAGGTGCACCACTTCCTGTGGTACCTCTATCTTGCCATTCTATGTACTGTCTTTTGTAAAAAACAGGTATGACATTAATTGTGTCATACAATGCATTAGTTACAGTATTTATTATTTTGCCTGGCTCTGCGCCCTCGACATATTTACCATCTCTTTTGTTTACCTCTGGAGATAGTTGACCCAAAATTTTTAAGAATGGTAACGCAAGATCTTCTTGCGATATATTTTGAGTGCCTTGATTTGCATCAGCTTCAAATAGATTTGCTGCTAATGCGCCTTCTTTTTTTTCTGCTACTTGGTTCATGTTTATTTGTTCCTTTTTATTGTTGTCTTATTCTCTGAGAATACCCCAAAGATTTCCGTTGGCATTTCTTTTCCTGCCTCAATACGCTCACGGACTAGCGCTTTCAGAGTCATGGGTTCAACCTTCATCTTTTGTGTTGGTTGAAACCCTTGACCCTTCGCAAGTTCAGCATAATCTGCTGCCTTGTTATCCTCGTTACGACCAAATGATACCAAGATCTCGTTCTTAATAATATCACCTAATCCATTGTCCCGAAGCCAGTTAAACGCCGTCTCTTTATTTGCTTCTGTAATAGTAGCACGATACGTCGTTGAAACTTTAAGATGTGATCCATCTTGTAGTTTTAATTCTGCTAAACCCATCTCGGACATCATGGTTGGTATAACCTCACCTGATATACGTTGGTATTCTTTTTTTAAATCTTTAATGTTAGTTTCACTTGCCTCTATTCTTTTGTGCAACCCCTCTAACATTTCTACTTGATCTGCAAGAGACTGAATGTTTTCAGTTTTACTCATTGCATCTTGTTGGTCTTGTTCAAAGTTAATCATCTATTTCTCCTTTCTCGTATAGATTAATCTCAATAGGATAATATTTTCTTTCTTGTTTATCCCACTTCAATACATTGTATTTGCCGTTTGTAATATCAGATACAATAGAACATGCAACACCAATGATTGCAGGATCTCCTGTTAATAATAAATAATCTTCTGGTGTATAATCTCTTAAACCTTTTCTTAATTTAAAAATTAATGGACCAGGAGAAAAAATCATTTGAGAAAACTCTGGTAATAAAAAATTAAATTTATTAGATGTAGCATAAGAAGCTGCACCCATAATATTTATTTTA